CCCCGCCGGTAGCTCCGACGTAGTGGATCACGATGTACCTGATGCGGTTGGTGTCACCCAGACGATTAAGGTTGTACGGCGTCAGCAGTTTGTTAATCTGCATCGTCAATCCCCTCCTTTCCGTCCGGGCCCATCGCATCTGGATCGATGGCTGCCTGGAAGTCCTGCAGTGCTGTTTCCGATGCTTCCCTGGCCTCCTTCTGAAGCTCTGTAAACCACTTATCGCCAAGATCTGCTCTCTGCATACTCTTTACCATATAGGCTCCTTTCCGGGAGGCCCGAAGGCCTCCCCTGTTGTTGCGACGTCGGAACTATTTACCTGGGCCCATCGGAGTGTTGCCACCGCCTAAACCTGGGCCAGCTGGCGTATTACCTAAGCCCTCCAGGCCAGGGCCTACAGGTGTGTTTCCCTTACCCTCTGCTGCGGGGCCTGTAGCTCCTACGTCACAGGTGCAGTCCGCAATCGGATCAGGGATATGGGTTCCTGCCTTCTCCTGATCAAATCCGTTTTCTCCGTGTACTGGGCATTTGTGTGTTCTACTCATAATGAGTCCTCCTTAAAAAATATTTTTGTATAAAAAGAACGTCCCTGATTAAAAGGACGCTCTAATTATCAGCAAGCTATACATTGACTTTTCAGACAAAAAAAGGTATGATAAATACAGCTAAGAAATGTGAGAAGTTTCCATGCAGTAAAAGAACCCCTCAGAGTTGCCGCTCTGAGGGGTTCTTGCTCGTTACGGTGAGCTATTCCGATTATGCTGATGCTGTCTATCTATTTCTGTCCAGCCATTTGCATATGTAGTAGCCAACTACACTTGCTCCGACAGAAACAAGAAATGTGAGAAGTATTTCTTCCATACAGTATCACCTCCCTTCTGCTGGAGGTTCGACAGCGAAGAGCATTATATCATAAATTTCAGTATGATTCTACTCTTTTTGACACATTTGCGTCTGCTCTGGATCACCCGCCGAAGCTGCGGGAGATGAATGGATCACCTCCTTCCCAGCTGTTTTACTGCCTGGTTGATTCCAGTAGCCGCCAGACCAGATGCAATGCCGACTGCAGCCGCGTTAATCAAATCATGAGCCGGAAAATCCGGCATTACAAACATACCAGCTACTCCCAGCGCAGCTCCGGCGCATCCGCAGACTACGGGAATCACCTCATTCTTTACCTTCTCAGATGCCTTCATTCCCATGCCTGCCAGATAGCAGATCATCGTGATTCCTGCCACGCTTGCAATTCCAAAATCCATAGTTTTCTCTCCTTCCTTACCTAAAGAACATCGCTCCAATTGCTCCTGCTGCCGCTCCGATGATACCAGAGATTAAGCTCTCCCACCGAGTTCCTGGCTTTTCCTTCAGCTCTGCCACGTCCTTTTTCACTTCCCCAACCGCCTGCCCCAGATGCTTAATCTCTGCCGTCTGGGCGACCATCTGCTGGGCCAGACTGTGGACTGCATCCACAATTCTCTGCACTTCATCCATGCGGTGCTTCAGCGATCCAATCTCGTTGCGATACCGTTCCAGAGCAATCTCTACTTCCAACTGTGTCACCTTTTTCACCTCCTTCCTCTGATTTAGGGTAAAAAAACAGCATATACGTATCTTGTAATTCAAATACGCATATGCTATAATGCCAGTAGGCAAAGAGAAGTAATGAATCCATGTGATTCAGCAAAATGAAAACCCCAGAGCTGCAACTCTGGGGTTTTCTATTCCCTGTTTTGGCACGGCAGGGCTTAATACCGTAGGTTAGTTACCGACTACTTGTCACCGTCTAACCATTTGATGATGTAATGGCAAATTACACCACCCACAACAGTGGCAATAAGAGAAGCAATATATTCCATACGATTCACCTCCCTTCCGTACCAGTCTAGGAGGCGGTAACAGGAAGAGTATACCACATTTCTACCATCTATTCCATTCGTTTTTTCCTTACTCATCCCAACTTGCGATAATGGGTATTACCGGAAGTTGGGAAGGGTATGTTAAAAGCCCATTGTATCTTTATAATAAAGGCACTTGGAGTGGTCTTCAAACTACCGGCATGACTGCTGTGAATTTAGGAGCTGGTGTTTATTTGCGAGAAAAGGATGGCTCTATTGGTTTTGCATCAAGAAACAGACCAGATTCCCCATCTTCTAATGCTCGTTTAAATCAAACCTTTAACCTAAGTTCGTATAAATATATTAAGGTTAATGCCAGTTGCTATGAAAACTATGCATTAATTGGTGTATCAACCAGTGGAAATGCCGGAATCGGACAATATACTGCTTCTGCCAGATCAAGTAATGACGGGTATATTATTTTAGATGTCTCATCCTTGAGCGGAAATTATTATATATATTTCGAAGGCAGCTCTCTAAACGGCTATATGCAAACTCAATTAGTGGTCTCTTTTAATGAATTGATTGTTACAAATAATTAATGTTTACCGGATTTACTTCACTTAAGCTGTAGTTAAATATAATCTGTCTGGAGCAAATACTTGTTCGAATTCTTTATAATTAGCAGTGTAGGAGCCAAAACCAAGATAGATATAATAATTCCCTGACAGTTTACTGATATCAATGCTGTAAACTCCTTTCCCAAACTTTCCTGTAAACTGTGCAGCATAGCTATTTCCTTGAAGGTTGCTGTTTGTGGAAAGGCCTACAAATATAGGAAAATCGTATGTTCCTGATGATATCTTTTCGAATTTCAGATATTTGTAAGGAGTTAAATTAAACACATGATTAATTCGTGCACATCCACCAGCTGTGTAATTATTGCCACGATAATTATAGTATCGATCAATGCTTGGACCTTTAGTATCTGAGGCATATGCGCTATATGGTATTTTTCCGCCGGAATTATCAGCCCATGTAAGTGTCATACCGGGATTTTTAATGCTCCAGGTGCTTCCAGTCCAAATATAATAGGTCTCAGGAATTTCTCCTACATAGGTTCCTGTAATACCCATTATCGATACATCCTTCTTAATCTTGTCCGGCGTCAGCCCTGCCATTGAACGGATATCCGCCCAATTTAAAAATACCTGTGCATTTTCATTGTAATAGCCGCCTGGCACTTTCACCCACATTCTCTGGCCGGATGCATCGTTTCCACGGCTGTTTCCTGCGCCACCATAGTTGCCGCGGTTTGTAATCGCTGGCCCTTTCACTTTACCTGAACCATTATGATAACCTGCTGGAATTGTGACAGTGCCATTCATGGCCACACTTCCATTCCAGGCTCCCTTATTGGCCATATTGCCTGTTAAGGGCTTTCCATTTGCTCCGATAATTACTTTTCCTTGAAGAACATCTGCAGCAGTAGCTGTTACTGCGGTCAAATCTGTACTATTTCCTCCGCTTGGCTTCATCCAAATTCGTGCCATCAAACTTTCCCCCTTAAAGCCACTGTAAAATTGATTTTTGGTTTTTCATATACCTTGAAAGTTGCAGTTCCGTTCCCTGTCGTTCCTGTACCTGATGAAAGTATTGCAAATGCAGCATTATATGCATCAGCTGTTGCTTTGTCAGCTGTTTCCGACAGCATACTGAATAATTCCATTTCTGTACCAGCTTTTAATTCAGAAGCTTGTACAGTCTGTGTATACGGAGGTGTACTTCCGCCCCAGCCAGAGCTCAAAAGTGTAATTGCTACATCTTTTTCTTCTCTATCCCATCGTTTTTTTTCTTCATTCGTTACAAACATATGCTGATTATCTTGTGTTACATTTTTTGCATCAGCTCCAATATCTGCTTCTAACACTTCTCCAGAAGCGTTTTTGTGTTTGATTTTTTTTGTAATCATACATCCTCCTGTCCACATCCCCTCCAATAATGGAGGGGATGTCGCTGCTTCAAAAAAGATTAAATTAAAAAGCAAATAGAACCAACAGGCGCAGAGACCGGAAGATCGGACTGAAAATATATCTGCGGCATTGTATCTATTTTTTTCTTATCTTCCGCACTCATCAAACCAGCCTTGTCTTGAGTGGCCTCACCATATGTCGTATCCTGCTCTGGGATCCCAAGTTCTGTTATGTCAGTTTTCTGCACGGGTTCTGCTGCGCTGATATGCCCCTGACTATCTATTGTAACTTTATAAAGTCCTGCCACCTTTTCTGTGTGAGTGGGATGTTTATATACTTCCACTTCTTCATCATTAATCTTGATAAAGCCATTCTGTTCCGATTTCTCCGCTTTAGTGGCATCTGTGCGAGCATGGGGTGACTGACTATGCTCATAGGCAGCATTACCCCGATCTCCGCGATAAGCTGTGCTGGAGGTTTCACCCAGTGCAAGGGAGGAGGAGATCTCCGCAAACTTACTGCCGGACCAGCGGTACGTCTTATTCGTATCCACGGTTACATAAATTTTCCCGTCTTCCCCGTCCGTAATTTCCATCTTCTTTGCACTGTCGCTGTACAGACGGATTTTATTTTCTTCCGAATCCCAGTTGGACCAGCAGTCGATAACGTCATCCACGTAGCTGGGGAGCTGGCTGGACGGAACCTTGCCAGAAGCGTCCAATTCCGCCACTCCATTAATCACTCCTTTTAGAGACGCACTCAGCTTCTTTTCCAGCTCGGCCTTAACGATTTTATTCTGAAGCGGATTTGTAGAACTGTCGGACAATACACTGTCAACAATCGTTCTGTTCGCCCCCTCTGCGACACCGTCCAGCTTCTTTTTGTCCTCCTTTGACATCAGGCCGTCTGCTTCCTCAGTTACCTTGCTATAGCTTTTTTCATCCTTCCACTGGGCTTCTCCATTTGCCTTCCAGCCCAAAATCTGCCCAGATGAACCGCCAGCAGGGATATGCTTATATCCTGGATCCGTGGGATGTGTATATCCCTGGCCTTTTGCCAGCTCGTCCCAGCCTTCCCCATTGTACACATACAGCGTTTTCGTCTGCTTTACATACACTTTAAGGCCGGGAGTCACTGCATGTTCTGTAACAAGAGCGTCCCTCTCTGATATTGTGTCCACTGATTCCCTGGCATCCAAAAGCGCCTCCGCCTGGAGCTTAAAACCGCTGGCAACTACAATTCCATTCTTCTCTGCGAAACTCATAGCGTAAACCTCCTATCAATTAATAATTAAACGTCATCTTGAAATTGGACACCGTAGAGGCGCTGTTGGTGTACACATAGTACACCACATCGTCTACCGTCACTTCAGCCCTCGCAAAAGTGCTGGTCACGTCAAAGCTGTTGGCGTCCAGAATCTTTGACAGGGCCCCATAGGACTTCGGATAGGCAAAGAGCATCTTCTCGTTATTGCAGGTGTACGCAAAGCTCTTGTTCCCCTTTGCCGTAACAGATTTCGTTGTCTCCTTCACCAATGCCTCATTGATCTGCGCCCCGGCGGCCACCGCGCCGTAGTAGTACGGGCTCACAAAGGAAAAATACCCAGTGTTGACTGTCACCGTCTTGCTGTCGCTGTCCGTTACCCTGACCTTAAGCTGCTTATTTTCCGTCACCGTCAGCTCCTTTGAAAGCGCCACCGTATTCGCCCCGGCCTGGATGCCGTCTGTCTTAGTACCCAACACAGACTCCCCGTCCAGTACCTCAATCTTTGTGATCGATACACTTCCCAGCGTAATACTCACCGTCACCGCCGTCACCTTCTGGCTGCTGCCAATCTCAAAAGTTCCTCCGTTCACCGGGGAGGCAGAAGCCGTCACCACAGGCGCCACATAAGCGTGCAGGAGCTTGTCAATCACATCAATCACCTCTGTTCCAGAAGCATCCGGTTTCCAGCCCTTTGGAATTCCTCCCACTGCTACAGTAGACGGTGTCTGGTTCTTATATTTCGTGTCATTTGCAGTTGCTCCGTCAGCAACCCCATCCAGTTTCTTTTTATCAACCTTCGACATAAAACCGGATACCTCCTGCGTTGCATCCCCATGGGTGTGGGTTTTTTCTGCCTTGTTTACAATCGCCTGGTTCAGGGCCTGCGATACCTCCTCGTGATCCGCGATATAATCCGCAATCTCCTTCAGGGTGTCATAAGTTCCCGGCGCGCCTCCGATCAGATCGTCAATCTTTTCGTTGACATAATCGACGATTGTTTTCTCCTCCTCCTCCCCGTCGCTCATAAGCACCGCGTCTGCTACCGTTTTCTGAAACCACTTTTCCCATACCGGCTTCTCCGCCGTCCCTACGTTTCGATAGGTAAACACTCTTTCCTTTGCCATTTTTCTCATCCTTCCTTTTCTATGATATTTTTGCAAAAAAATCAGCGTCTGGAGCTGCCTGCCCCGACACTGATAATTTCCCCTCTATAACTGCTTCGCCCTGACTTCCATCCATAGGAGAAGCACGAAGCAGATTCCCACCTTCTTTCTTAGCCCACAAACCACCATTTTCTGTCTCCGGTTCACGTTCCTCAAAAACTAGGTTACTATAAACAGCCCCACAAAATCGCGCTGGTTTTGGTATTCCTTCTACAATGAACAATGTATCATTGTTTTCAAGCTCTGTATCTTCGTTTCCAATTAATACACGACCTAATTCTCCCAAACGCTTATCCAAACGAGCAATTTCTTTTTGAAATTTCTCGTATGTCACTTGGCTAATCGGATCAATCGTTGCATGAATGTCTTTTGTTTCTCCAACGATTACATGCAATTTCATTTGGACAATCTTTGAACGTCCATTTTCTGCTGGCATAATATAATTTGGGTCATCTGATAAATCCAGATATGCGTATAAAATTCTTCCCAAGTCAGGATCTTTTGCATATAAACCAATTTCTGTCATTACAAATCCTGTTTGTACTGTATGGTTTGTAATCTGCATTACTATATATCCATCTTTGGCCGTTTCGTCATAACCGTACTCAGCGATCTTTCCATCCATCTTATAGGAAAACAATTCTGTCAATTCTGATAGATTGACTCCTTCTCCTGGGCTTCCAGTGCCAATTTCCACCCCCGCAAATTCTAATGCTGTTCCTTCAATAGATGCCAGTTTTGCAAGCAACTGTAATCCTAATGTTGTTATTACTGTGCCTTGCCGATTCTCTGACATACCGTCTTACCCCCTTTCGCTTCCAATTTCTTCCATCACCCAGCTATCTATTAATGCGGCAGCCCTAGAGTATGCTGCATGTTCTAAGTATCTCTCTGGTGTTTTGGGCTTAATCTCATACTCTATTAACTCTGTGGTTACTGCACCTGCATAGATTTCTATCTGTCGGTCAAATTCTTGTCTGTGTTCTAAAGAAAATGTTGTATGGGACTGTTTTATCTGTTTAATCAAATTTTCTACAGACTTATAATCGATATCAATATTTTCATTTTTCTGCTTAATTATTACAAGAAACTTATTAGGATGATCCGGTTTATAATTAAAATTTCCTGCATCATGTACATCAGAAACCTCAGATATAAGTCCCAAATGCATCCCAATATAGTATTCCATTTTATAAGGTGTCAGCGGCCCTATAACACTGTTCTGTCGATAAATCTGGCGTCTTCTTTCTTCATAGCTCAAATCGTTTCGAACTGGAAGTCCATATTTCTGTTCATGGTACCGTAACCCCCATGTTGCTGTTTCCGGAAATGCCTGATAGGGCAATTCCTCTATAAACTTCCTGGCTTCATCCATTTCCAAACCCATAACCTGAAAAATCCATTTCCCGACATAAGACTTATCATAGAATCCTCCGGCGTCTACCGATTCGAGCATCCTTTTTGCAGATTCGCTAGTCGGGAAGTTTTCTAAATCCATGCACTCACTCCCCTTCTATGAAAATGTGACTTCATCCGTTTCTGGATATTCGTCCCGATCCAGCGTTATATTATCTTCTGTTCCATTTATCTTGAAGTCTATAAAATCAAGAACTCCTGGCAAATTTGTGAGAAGCGCATGTACTCGATTGTACCGAACTACATTTTCCAGCTTTGCTGCTGAATAATATTTCATAACTGCCTCTTTGAAGTCCGATTTAATCTGTTCAAGATTTGTTATGCTGTCATAAGACAATCCAGTGCAGGAATAGCATATCAGCTTTGTATCTGCCGCAACTACAGTCAGATCAGCACTTCCCGTTGGCATAAGTCTCTTTTCTCTGTCATTGGGAGAAACAATGTGGTCGTACACCGCCTGAACCAGTTGCTTATTCGCCGGTCTCCCATTGGAATCCACCAGAACCAGTTTCACGGTTCCCGGTCCATTCCATGTTGGTACTACGATACAATCTCCGATACCGATAACTTCTTTCGCCCACCTTTTATAATCAGAATCATTCCCGATGTAGGAGGTCCCCTCGGATGAATACGCCTCCATGATTCTTTCACGATATGCTTCATTACCTTCTTCATCCGTTCCTCCGGTAATATCTTCCTCATTATACAGTTTGGTGATTCCTTCAATCGGCGTAGACATCAGAATGACTGTATTTGCTTTTGCGTTCGATGCGATACCTCCAACTACCGCTGTGACCAATACTGTAACCTTTCCTTCCTCTGGTACCGTTACTTCTTCATCTGTAACAAATTCGATAGATGGTCCCACATCTGTTGCTGGTGTGCAGACTATGAATCCAGAAGCAATTCTGGTTTCGGGAACTCCCTCAAAGGTAACATTTCCGCTGGCTTTATTAGCTTCTTTCCGGATAATGCCTTTCTGTCTTCCATGGTAGTCCAGCCATTCATCCCAAGCCCACTGGGGAAACATCAGCATAAGCGTCCGCACCAAATGAAACTGGATCAGTTCTGATTTTTCGTATGCGGTTGGCATTGTAAAATCATACGGAAAGCCCGCTGGCATATCATCAATGTCTGCGGGCAAATTCTTCATCATTCGATTCTGTATTTCTTCTGGCGTGCATCCAGACACAAAATCAGGGGCTACAAATTCATACTGTTCTGTTGCCACTTTTATCACCTCCTCACACGATTTCCTATGGTTACTGATAAAGGGAATTCTTCCCAATCAATCCCTTTCACGGTAAAACGACAAAACAGTTCGTCTCCGTTCCAGATAAACTCAAATCCCCGAACATATTCTGTCCGGGGATTTACAAGCAACGCTTCTGTGATGGTTCGCTCTATAGCGGATTCTACTGCTGCGTTTGTTTTTTCTTTCAGAGCTGGCTCCATCTCTGTTCCAATAGAATCTGGATAGGCAAGGCAAGCCCACCGCTCTGTGTTCACTACTTTCGCACACCAGACACGGTAAGCATCCCGCCCATCACATTCTATAAGCTGATTTGCTCCATTACGGACAAAATCTCCAGCTTCCAAATCCCATGCAACGCTCGGCTTATATTTTTCATCGTACTGCTCTGATTCCTGAATCAATTCTGGAACCTCTACAGTAGGAAACAAATAATTTTCTGCCATTCTGCACCTCCCTACAATCTGCTGGCAGGTACGATGACATCAATGACAGTTACTTCATTCTGAATCCACGCCACTAATACACGGTCTCCCGGCTTTACCGATGGTACGTGGATTGTATGGCTATGAGAGCCATTTCCAGACTCATGCCCGCCGTGTTCTCCTCCGCTTGTTCCGATGGATAAACCACCAACATGTCGGCACACTGTATAATCTGACTTAGGTAACGGCAAAGGAAATGTATTCGTCTTCAAACTGTAGTCTGATTCGATACTTCCGTAATCCAGAACAAGCGGAGATTCGCTTTGCTTTGACATTCTCTGTACCAGAACTTTTCCGAGTTTACTTGCTCCCGGATTTCCTTGATATGACATATCTCCTCACCTCCTGTTACTCAAATGTGCTGTCATCTACCCAACCATACACATTACTTCCACTGTCTACATGAATAAGATGCCAAGGATGGGCTTTTCCGGAGCCGTTCTTTATGGTTATCTTCGCCTTTCCAGCCCTGGCGTTATATCCCTTTGCATCAGGATAAGAGGATACATAATGTATTCCTCCCTTGAAATTCACAATGTCTCCGACGTTATAGGACTTCGGTGCCAACTGATGGTTCTGCACCACAGGCTCCGCAACCGCTTTCTTCAAATCCATCGTCATTGACATACTGTCTGCGTCATGCCGGATTCCCTTCACAAAATAATAATCATTCAGAGTCCCAGCAGTAATATGAACCAGATCCCCTTTTCGCACAAAGGGAATATCCGGTGACTGCACTGTGATTTCTTCATCAACCTGTCCTTTATTGTTGATTATGTCCTGTGCTGCTGACTGAGCATCGCTTACGCTGTCATCTTTTCCACGGACATATATCTTCTGTCGGATACCAAACTTGGTCTGCCCGTTTACCACAGCTTCTACGCTGGATCGTCCATCATCGTCTTCCTGCCCTATAACCTTTACCCTGGTAATCATTCCAGCTGTACTCATTTTGTGTGAAACCTGTTTTGTATTATCCACCTCGAAATGATATACAGTCTTATTGCTTCCCCATTGGAGGACGCTGACTTTTCCTTTTGCTGCTCGGATAAAAGCATTACCGCCACCTTTCTTTTTAGCATCGTCCAGAATATCCAACAGCACATCCGCCAGGGATTCCGTCTTATACGCCAGCTTCCCATGTGTCACATCTGGACCGTCATACTTCTCTGTCGGTATCTGCCAGTTATCAAATATCTGGGTAATCGCCGATTTTGTACCAATTCCGGAAGAATAATAGATAAGGTCCTGACTTTCTTCCAGGTTGTAGAGTTCGTCATAGCATGTAATGTCCACCTTGTCCTTATTTCCGGACAGAAGTGGTTTCCAGTCTGTGACATACCCTCTTGCCACCTCTTCATCCGTGGAACCATCCGTAGCAAAAACGCCGACCAAACATCCCGGCTTTGCAAGAGATGATATAAGACCGGCACTTGTCTTTTCATTTTTTGCGGTGAAGGAAATTCTGACAGCAAGCTCGCCATCATTCTCTTCCCATCCAAGGTCTTCTACAAATTCTTTGATGTTATACTGCTTTTTGCTTTCCGTCATTACCACCAGGCTATACTTGATTTTCGATATATCAATCATACTGCACCTCCATTATGGTATTGTCAGAACGGTTCCCGGATAAATCCAGTGTCCGTGGTCGCTTCCTCTTCCCCCTCTGCGTCTGTTCGCCACCGATTCTATGGTGGCGGCATTAGCATCATATATCTTTGTCCAGTTGCTTCCTCCGCCCAGTTTTCTGGATGCAATTCCCCACAGGGTATCTCCACTTACGACAGTGTAGGTATTCTTTGGTGCTGGTGTAGGTCGTGGAACCGTCTTCTTCACAAATGCTGCAATCTTCAGTTCAGATGTGGTGTAGATTTTCAGTTCTTTGTTGATAACAAAGCTGATGGAATAATCTATGTTGCCAAACGCTCCTATCTCTACCGGCTCAAACTCGCTGATCGTCACATCATAGTTGATGGCGGTTTCCGTAACCATAAGCCGCAACACTGTACCATTTTTCATCCAGTCCCGGAGTTTCTTTACACATTCAGAAGGCGCTGTCCATTCCCGGCACAGCACCTCATTTCTTTTTGCCTTACCGAAAAACACACCGTCCCAGGAGACGCTTTCCGCTTCTGTCCCTCTTGGGATTTTTACTGCGCCTTTTCCGATAATGTCATAGCTTTGGTAATTCGTCCCAAACTTCGTCTTTATCTTTTCCGGAAGAACCGGAAACGTGAAGCTGGAACTTTTGTTCTCCACCTCATTCAGGTAAATATCCATCTTCACGCCTCCCCTCTTACCGGCATGTTAGAGAATACCATCTCCAGCCTTTCTGCAAGTTCGCCGCCGATTTCATCTGCAAGTTCCTTCATGTGCGCCCGGAAGACTCTGACAATATCTGCCTCATTTCCGCTGCTTCCGTTAATCTGGAAGGTAGGATTCAAGGTTACATTTACAGATACCTCTGTCTTTCTTCCGCCGTCATCCTGCTCTGCCTTTACCAGGACTTCTCCCGTGATAGGTGTATCCTCCGTAGTATCCTCTGAGAACTCGTTATTGCCCCGTGGTGCTTTTGAAAGAGTGTCGTTGATATAATTTAGGTCATCGTTATTTTGCAACGGATTTGGGCTATATCTCGGATTTCCAATCAGCCCTCCATCTGCATATTTTCTGATTCCCAGCAACTCTCCTGCTTTTTCCCACAGGCTGAGTCCTCTACTTCTCCTTTTCCCGCCAAGGGGAATGATTGCTTCCGGTCCATCTTCTCCAACCCATGACAGAATCGGGCTGTCTATGATGTCACCTTCTGCGTTGGATGCGATACTTGCATTGACCGTTGCCGTTCCGGAGCCTCCACCTGAGAAGCTGATTGTAGCTGACGGATTCGCCAGCTTGTAATTCGCCGTAATAGTAACTGGCGTTGTGGTATTGAAGCCGGGTGCAAACGCTGTATCAATAGCAGTTCCCGTATTTCCTTTCAAAGTTGTGATAGCTGAATTGATCGGTACCATATCCGTATTCTGAATTGCTCCTCCTACGCCGGTGCCAACTTGTGTACCAATTCCCAAATAGTCAATCAGCGATAACTGTGTCGGCAGTCTTGTGCTGATGTTTTCTACCAGAGGAGTGTAAGCACCTGACAAATCAGCATTTGCCATCTGCTCATAAAACTCGTTGGAAAACGGACCTACGAAGTCAACGCCTGAATAGGCTCCACTCATATCTACACTACTGAATGCTGTTGTAATCTGCTCCTGCATACTCTGAGGTATTGTTTCCGCAACTCCACTCATCATCTCTGTAATAGCCGTCTGAGCTTCCATGCTTAGGTTGTCCAGTCCGAGCCACTGAGATGCCGTTTCAGTATCCCATGTGGTAACATCTACGCCACTTGCCATAGCATTATGAAGAGCCGTCTGCAACTTTTCTGCGGTTGTGCCTTCAATATCTGGAAGTATTCCGTCCAGTTCCGTAGCGTAGGCTTCTGCGATTGCTTCCAACTGGAAATTTTCAACAGTAACCTGCATATCGGAAATTTTCGCCTCGTATCCGTCAGCTAAAGCCTGAAGCTGTTCGTCATACTGCTCCTGAGAAATTGCACCTTCGCTTAACTGCAATTCAAGGCTGGCAATACCAACCTTTAGGGATTCATCATATGTCTGGGTGGCGCTTTCCACCTGTTCCTGTAATTCCGCCTGCAATTCCGCAAAAGAATCTGCATCCAAGTTTGCACCGCTGTACTTGATTTTCAGTGCCTTAAATTCAGCCTCCGTTTGAATATCCGATACCTTCTGTGTGATTTCCGTAATCTGATTTTGCAAGTTCGTAATTTCAGCCTGTTCATCCAGCGTAATCACACCGTCCTCCAACGCCACATTCACTTTGGCTGTCAAGTCATTTCCGAGACTGTTGATCTGTTCCTGAAGGCTCGCATAGACCGTGTTCAATCCAGTAGTGACATCCACATCGGAATTAGGCTCAATCAGCAGATCAATCGCTGTCTTTGCTTCATAATGCTTACTCTCAATGTAGTCTGTTGCGCTCTTGATCATGGCATCTACCCCGGCAAGGTATTCCTGAGTATCTGCATCATCGAATTTCAATCCGAGGCTTGCCTTCCAGTTCAACTTGTCCATGTTTGAAATAGCAGCTTCCATATTGCTGTATGTCTGTTCTACTTCCGCAGAGGCATCACTAAATTTTGTTACTGCCTCTATGTTGTCCCCAAATGTCATCTTTCTGGCTATATCTTGGATTTCTTGCATGGATAACTTAACATCTCCGAAGTGACTCTGAAGATTTTCTCCAACTGCTTTCTGGAACTTCTGTCCAAATTCCTCAGCTGTCATGCTGGTATCGGCAAGTGCATCTTTCAAATCCTGAGATTCGTACTTAGCCTGTTCTTCAGCTAATGCTAATGCTTCTGCCTCTTCCTGTGCTTTTTTCAGATTCTCTTCATATTCCTTCTTTGCGCTGTCCCCTTTAATCCATCCAGCGATTCCGCCTACGCCAGCGCCAATCAATCCGCCTACCACAGTACCAAGTCCAGGGATAACACTTCCGAGTGCAGCACCAGCAGCTGCGCCGGCACCTACACCTCCGACTTTCCATGCACCGGATTCTTTATAAGCCGCCGCTTCGTCCTTGTCTTTCGAGGTAAATCCTTTGTACAGATCAAATCCACCACTGATAAGGCTTGCCCCTCCGGCAATTCCACCAGCAGTAGCTCCAAGTCCAAGAGCAGATAAAGCACCGGCAGATAACGAAGCACCTCCTGCAAGGTTTCCGGCTCCGAGTTTTATGGCGGTATTTGCACCAAAGCCAAATAAGCCAGTGCCCGCACTGGCACTTCCTAAAAGCCTGCGTCCAATTCCGGGAACCACTGTGGTTCCTCCTCCTGGTGCTGTTGTTGTGCTGCTTCCAAAAATACTTTTACCGAAACTAATTCCTTTTGCTCCAACACTTAACAAAGGCATCCCTACCTTTGCAATCATTGCCGCTGAAATCCACGATGAAAGGTCCGCCTTATCTCCTCCCGGCAATATCTTTCCAGCATTGGAGAAAATGCCTTTGATTGCTCCCCATAGTTTTTTCTGAAGTGCATCTACATCAAATCCGTCAATCAGCCCTTTTGCGAAAGCAGAGCCTACGCTTGCCCCTTCCCCGGCAACATCTGATACATCTACTCCAAGCAATGCCAGGATTCCAGTTGAAACCGCCGTTCCGATCCCTCTTCCTAAAGAACCAGCTTTTCCAACGAAGAAGTCATGACCTTTACTATCCCACCAATCAGAAAAAGGTTCCGCAATCAGTTCATCCCATGCGATACCGAATTTTCCAAATGCGTCTGCGTTTGCCCATTCATCTGTGTTGGTAAACTCTTCGATCTTATCCTGAACAGACTCTATTTTCTTGTCGATAGCATCAAAAACTTTAAGGCCGAACTCTTCAATCTCTGGCATATTATCCTGAAGCATTTCGGACAATGCCAAAATATACGGCTTCATTCGTTCTCCCCAACTAAGCTGTATCGTTTCAATGGCTCCGCCTAATTGTTCTAGGGAACCCTTCAGGTTATCCTGCATCGTATCTGCCATTTTATCAGCAGCACCTTCAGATTCATTGATAGCCTCTGTCAACTTCTTATAGTCCTCTTCAGAGGTATTGATGATTGCAAGCATTCCGGCCATAGCCTCTTTACCAAATATCGTGCTGGCCGCCGCTGTCTGTTCTGTCTCGGAAAGCCCTCCCAGACTGCTTCTGAGATTGTCCATAACACCCTTCAAAGATTTCATGTTTCCTTCGCTGTCTGTGAGGCTAATACCGTACTTCTTCATAGCTGCCGCCATATTGTCTGTTGGAGCTGCCATATTTGCAAGTGCTGTCTTTAATGATGTTCCGGCCATACTGCCTTTTACTGCGTTATTGGACATCAAACCAAGTGCAATAGAGGCATCCTGAATGGAATACCCCATCGCTCCCGCTACCGGTGCTATATATTTGAATGCTTCGCCAAGATCAGATACATTCGTATTGGTAGCTGATGATGCTACTGCCAGAACATCAGCAAATTCTGCGGTATCCTTTGCTTTCATTCCAAACGCCGTCAGTGCATTGGAAACAATATCCGTTGTAGTTGCCAGATCAAGACCGTCTGCTGCTGCAAGACTCATAATTCCGCCGATACCATCAACCATATCCTGAACTTGCCATCCAGCCTGAGCCATATAGGTAAATGCTTCTGCCGATTCAGTTCCTGAGAATTTCGTCTGTGCCCCCATTTCTTTCGCTTTTGCTGTCAGCTGTTCCATCTGTGATGCATTCGCATTGGAAAGAGCCTGCACCCGGCTCATGGTTGCCTCAAAATCCGCATAGGTATCAACCGTGTCCTTCAGGCTTATACTTACCCCAAGGACAGCTCCTACTTGGAAGACGGGATTTTTTAGCAGATTCAAAACACCCCTGATAGGAGCCGTTGCCAAATCAACAGCTTTCATGGTTACATTCCATGTTTTCCCGCCTACCGTTCTAAGCCCGGTTTTCAGTTTATCCAGGATAGGAGAAATTTTGTCTTTCGCCTCTAACAATACCTGATATTTCTGCTTCATCCAACTTGATAAGCTCCGCTGGGTTCTGTTTGCCGACCTATCGAACTGTGTTACTGTTCTTCCTGCCCGATCAACAGAGTTCTGAGCCCGCCTTGCCGCCTGTTCTACATCTTCTAGGCTGTCTGTGATATTTGACAGTTCTGGATCTGTATTGTCAGTGACTTCAATCGGTATTTCAATTCTTACTGTCTCTGCCATTTATTTGTCCCCTCCTTCCTTGTAAGATTCAAGCGTTACCTCCATAGAGGCAAACAAAAAAGCCCTCACTCCTGGGGGCTTCTGGTAAAATTCATCCGGCGTCATTCCGGTCTTCTGGAAAATATGATGGAGTAATGTGGCCTTTCCTCCGGCCATTATGAGTTTTTTGCCACTTCCTCCAGATTGTTGCTGTCATATCCGCTAAGTTTGTCAATGGCTTCGATGATCTTATCTTTCTCTCCACTCTTCAGCGTATACTCAATAACATCCAGCCCGTTCATAATCTGGCAGCCTTTATCATTCAGGGCATCCCAAACGCTCTTGTTATCCCACAGCTTATCTCTGTCTTCCTTCGCTGTTGCCTCGTAGATAATCGCAGAGCGATATTTTACCGTATTGGTATCTTCAGGCAACTTAATTCCGAGCTGTTTATTGCGGACATACTTTGTGTGCTTCGTTTTACACTTGTTGTACTCTTCTTCTCCAAGCGCCCGGATGTTAAATGCAAAGAACAACACTCCATTTCTGATAATTTCGATACGCTGAGTTTCCTCTGTCTTATAATCTGCGGCAGCGATCAGTCCCTTGATAAAATCGCCCTCAAACATACGCAGCTGCGTTTTGGTCTGCTCCTCAGTAAACTCTCTTTCTTCCACCTGAGCTACATTCTTTTCCTTATCCATTCTGTTGTCCTCCTAATATAAAATATTCGGGCATTACACCGTCTTTGATGTAATGCCCTGATGATTAACCGATTGACAGCAAGCTCTGGAGCTTCGGCGGTCTGTTCACAAAGAAATTCCATGATCTCTTGATAACATCGCCTACTGCGATATTCTGCAAATCGATCTGTCCGGAAGGCAGGCAATCTCTATAAACAACACGTTCCTCAGAACCATTCAGTCCGGTAAGGGTTCCCTGGAAATCCCAGCATGGCGTGATTCCGGACTCCATTGCCTCAAACAGTTCCTGAATAAATGCGTCATCCTCTACAACAACCTGTGTCATCGTAAGGTTCACTGCGTAAGATGCAGAAGTCTCATGCTCCTGCGGATCACCCAAAACATTGTACTTCGCATTGTTCCATGTCACATTGGATGTAAACGTCTCCACGCTCGCCAGCATCACGCCGTTTTTATTGTAGAACGCTCCATCTTTGCCGGTTCTCGCATGTCTGGAATCCCCAGCTGCTCTTACGTTAATAGGCATAACTCATTCCTCCTTTACTCTTCGTTGGTGCTGAATCTGAAATAGTACATCAGGTAAATATGCTCTGCGGAATCTTTGTCGATGCAGTCAATCTCGAACCACGCGCTGTCTACATCTGCCTGATATGCGGTACTCTCCGTCACTGAGCAGGCAGTCAGCTTTCCTTCTTCAATCATCGTATCTCCGATACCCTGAAGCTGGCTGATGATTGTTGCTCGCCCATTCGTGTCATTGTCCACTTTTCCTACTAGAGAATTCGCCTGGTCGTTCATTCTGGTAATCATTTCATACCTGGTCTTAGTTCTTCGGATTTTCTTCCAACCGTCATCCTGGTTATCTGCCAGTGTAACAAGAGTGTTGATGGCATTGTCGATCCATACCTGCTTGTTCTTATTCACACTAAGTACAAGACAGCCAGACTGCTCTACTCTCGTCATCTGAGTAGGTGACAGGCGCTCATTTAACTCTGTGACTTTATCCAGAACTGTATGCGTCAGGGATGTATTCGCCGCACAGGCAGCAATCATTCCGGCAATCTTCGCCGCTGTCTGGTATCCATCAATTTCCCCGTAGGAAGTACTTGACACAGAGCCATTCAGCACATAGATGATTTTCTCAGAATTGTACGCCGCTGCATGAGCAATCCTATCTTCCAGGTCCACGGTGCTCTTCTCTCCCACAACTCCCATCGCCAACTGTCCAACATCAAAAATACGATCCAGAAAAGAATCAAGCAGACCATGAACCGCCTGATCCTCCGTGTCTACGCAAACAGTATTTAAAAAATAAGGTTCCAGTGCTTCAAACCCTTTACTGTAGTCTTCCACATTGGTTGTCGGATCACTGCCAGCGGTCATCGCAGTCTGTGTTACTGCCGCCAGTTCTCCACTTGCTTCACCGACTTTTACCACAATAAAGTTCTTGGAATTAGAAAAAGCAGCTACAAGAGCAGCTACTTCGTCATCTCCTTTTGCAAAGGTCACTTTCTCAAATTCTTTCGTTCCGTCATAAATAATGCACTCTCTTCGAGTTTCATCAGACAGCTTATCTTTTACGGAAACGGTGAACTTCTTGGAACCCACATACTTCGATGTGATAGATACAGCCTCTGTATCTCCTTCTTCCAGATTTAGTTTTACATTTCCCTGAGTTCCCCCGTTTCCTACACGGCAGCATACCGCTGTAACCGCACCTCCTTCAAAAGCAAGACCGATTGCATCTGTACTTCCACCATTTCCGTAGGTGGAATAATAACCGTCGTCAGCACTAATCTCAACTGCCTCATTCATCGGTCCCCAGTCAGATTTGAACAGAACGCCGACAATTCCGTTAATAGCACCATCCAGCGCACCATCGCCCTTTTTGTTCAGGTTGAAGTACGCTCCTGGTCTGACTTTGGTTTCTCCAATCATAAATGTCCCCGCCATCTACTTAACCTCCTTCTTTAAAAAACTCTCAACAATTTTCTTTGCTTCCTCCCGTGTTGCCTGAGTTTTCCAGGCAAATCGGAAAGCTGCCCTTACACACTCTCTTTTCGTTCCAGCTCCAAAAACAGACTCTGCATTATCTACCAGTTCCTGAACTGTATAAACAGATTCAGAGCCTTTCTTTTTGGGAGGTTGCTTTTCAGGTGCAGTTGTCTTTTTTTCCATGTGTTCCTCCTAACTAAAGTCTGTATTGACTTCTGTAATAATATGAGGCTTGTTCTTATATCTGAGCAATCCGTAATGGACCGTCACAAGAAGTTGCCCTTCTTTCAAATAATCTGCTTTGGTATTTACTTGCAGCCGATTTATCTTCATCGGAGATTTGTCCAGCATAACAACTTCTCCCGCAAGGGACAGGCTGTTCGCCAGAGCCATCAGCCACTTTAACCGTATGTCCGCAGCCGGACATAAAACATGGACGACAATTTTACCGTCCATCCATGCTACTGTATTGGTTTCTCTGCTCTTCTCCACGCTATCCAGTCTACAATAAAAGACTGGCTTCTGCGCCTCCGCCACCCGGAAATGTTCCATGTGGTCTGCTCCCAGTATGAATACTTCTGGCATTTCTGCCTTTATGTACTGGTTCAGCGCTACTACCGGGTCTGGATCAGTCGTTTCCTGGCTGACATATTCCAGAATGTCAAATCTGATCTCCATACCTATTACTCTGGTGTCAGTCCCGGTTTCTCTGGAAGAAATTTCAAAAGAATCCGTCCTCGCCCATGCAAAACAATAAGGAAATCCCCCGTCCGGCAAAATAAGCAAATCCTTCAGGCACTTTTTTATCGTTGGCTCAATCTCTTCCGGCGGCGTTCCGGCTTCATCGCAGAGAAGGGTGATCTCCATTGTCCCGGCGCTTTTTCTTTCCTGGTCTGCCTGCATATCTATAGCATATACGATTCTTGGATACTGTCCTGCCGGTCCCCAGCCTTTCTGGTTGTCTGCTGGTGCAGACTGGAAGAATACCGCCGGTCTTCCCGCAAAAATTGTCAGCAGTCTGGCAAAATTTTTGTCTTCCGTGAACCACTTATGAATCAGTTCCTCCAGCGTCATTCTCCTCACCGTCCCTCTACTTTATATTCCTCCACGATGCTCATGTCCTTGGACCATCTTACCTCCCACTCTCCGGACGCAACTTCATCTGCCAGCAGGAAGAAGTGGTTCGTGACATTTGCAATTCCAGGATGATATTGAACCGTAATCTGCTTTTCTGTAACCGCAGTCACAAATCCAGCTTTTCCCTCAGTCCATGTGCGATGCTTCGCATAGACCAGATACCCTTTTTCTATCTGTGCGGTATCAAACACTTTTGATACTGAATCTACTATCAGTCCCATTTCAGCCCTCCTTAATCATATGGCTCGCTGTAGATTGACAGGATTTCCGGGAGTGCTTTTTCTGTGATACGGTCTTTGTAAGGACGTGGAGCCATCCGACTTGTACCATTCTCCAGATACCCGGCATACCGCTGTTCGCTTTCCAGTGCCGCAATAATCTTGGTTCCTCCGGCAGCACTTCCTCCTTTTACTTCCCCATGCCAGTTCAGCCGTAGTGCACCGCTCCTTCGTGCCGGTGGCTCTCCTGGAGCAGATGCCGTATAGGTAGCTTTACTATGCGGTTTTCTGTAAACTCTTCCGCTTCGTTGTCCCTTCAGTACGTCCAACTCTGCGTTACGGATAGCATTTACCGCTCTTGTTCCTCTGGACGCCGCCTGTTTACCCACACTTTCCACAACCTTATCCACAGCGATTTTCAGCGATGAGCCATAACTCATTTCACATCCATCCTTTCTTCCACGTAATAAATTGTGCAAATACCAAGGTCCCCAGCATCATCCAGCCCCTGAACCAGAAATACCTTATTTCCCATTATCAGCTTATCTTCTCCTTTTGCCCGTGGTCTTCCGGTCTGGACAATGGTATGAGTGATAGGGTGCTGTAGCTGCTCCCATCGTCTTTTCTGCCGTGGATCGGCTTCCGCCAGCACACCTTTCAGCATCTTTACTCCATCGTCCTTATATGAAAAAGACGGTCTTCCGGTTGGACTTACATTAGTTCTGCTTTCTTCTACAATAAAATCTTTTAGGAGATTTCCGGGGCGCAGATACATCATTGATCTTATCATCCCTTCGCCTCCCTATTCTCCATCATTCCCGTGTAGAAATACGGTGGCTTCGATCTTCCGTCTGGATCAACGCCATATCTTGGTACAGCGAGAGAACCATTTGTTACCTCTTTTTTCAATTTTTCGTAATCCTCTCGCCACAACTTTGCCCGCTCTCCAAAAGTAAACGACAGTGGACCAGTCTTTGTATCTGGTTCATAAGCAAATCTCCTGCATATGCTTTCCAGCAAAGCCAGCTTTGCTCGTTTCCACTTTTTGGGAAACATTTCTATAGCAGCCGTAATCTCTTCATCTGTGAGGGCAGATGTATCAGGACCTCCCTCAACCATCGTATCGCCTAACTCAAATCGCATACGGTCTTTTCCATTATCGTTTATCTTTTCAGGTTCGTATGTGTACGTCCTTTCCATCAGGCATCACCCTTTTCTATTTCCTCCATCTCCTGAACGGATGTAATCTGTGCGACTCTTTCTTCCACCACCTTTTGAACACCGCTTCTGGAATCTACTGCTCTCAGAATCAGCAAAGCATTTAGATCATCCATCTCTACAATATCTTTCTTCGCATCCTCAACCTTTTTCTGTAAAGTTTTGAAGATAAATATTACAGTCTGAGAACCCATGCTTACCTCCGTGATGCCTTCTTTTGCCATAATCGGAATTGTTATAAGGGTTTCCCCGTTATCTCTCTGGAATGGCAAAATAGGCGTTACTACATCTTCCGCCAAAGTTACCGGTTCAATAGCAGTAATGTAATTGCTACGGAGCAATGCCAGCGCTCTTTCCGGCAAGACATAACCATCCGGAATCAATTCCCCGTAGGTAAAACTCCTCCCGGACAGCGTAATAGGTTTTTTACAAACAAATTCGCTCATATCGCACCTCCTACACGCAGTTCTTCATGTAGCAAGCCAGGTCATCAGCAGTCTTTCTCATATCCGTAGACATCAAACCTTCGATGAACTCAGTGTGCGTACCGCCCTCTCCTTCAAACTGATCTGTTGCCATCCAGTTACCGTTACCAAGCATATCCCATGTGAAGATATATCCTGCGGACGGCTCGTCAATCGCCGGTGTCGGAGTCGCATAACAAAGAAGAGCGCCCTTACTGTCACAAATGAACTGCATATCATCCGGCTGTCCAGGTTCGGCTACATTGTATGTGCTTTCCAGAACAGTAACTTCGTCAATCTGCAAAATCTGAGCCAGAACCTGTCTGGTTACGATTGCCGGATTTGCAGTTGATCCAGTGTACTTCACACGCTCCAGGATGTCCGGATGTTCAGTCAATGCGATATACGCATCATATCCAAGTGCCAGTTTGTTCGGCTCCCTTCTGCCGCTGAGCTTGATTTCTCTGCGACGAGCATTAAAGAAATGTACCGGATCAAAGTTTGCATCATTGAACTTCAGGAACTGATTTCCGCTTGGAGAACCATCTACGCCTTCAAATTCATTTTCCCATACACCTTCATGGAAAAAGTTTTTTGCAAACTGGACATCCAGATGAAGATTCATCTGTTCAGCAGTAAATCTTACTTTGGAACGGCGTGGATCAATGGATGCCGGAGAATTGCTTCTCTGAAAGTCCAGCGTTCCAATCTGGTCGATTCCTACAATAATCTGATCCACCTCACACTTGTAAGTATTGTCGGTGTGTCCCATTACCGCCGGATTAGCTTTGCCGTATACCGGTTTTCTCTGAACATTGTCTCTCGCAAGGTCGCCTTTTGCAAAGGTGTAATAAAAACTTGTTGTCAGAGATACCGGGCAAATCGGAAACAGCTTAGTTGCTACCCAATCGCCCGGATTTGCAAAGTATGCCATGCTCATATTGCTAAGGTATCTATTCGGCTTCCATCCTTTCATGATTCTTGCCTGAATATCGCCATTTGTTACCTGTTTGTTTCCCATAATCTTTTTCCTCCTTATGCTGTTGGCTTATATCCAGCCTTGATAAGCTGAACTCTGATAATTGTTCCAGCCTTTTCTGCTGCTGTCAGAGCAATAGCTGTAATAAAGTTACCGTTCTGGACTTTTGCTGCGCATCCGTTTGCATCGGTTGTCAATTCATCTCCAACCTCGATTTTTTCACTGGCTACCCATGCCCCGATGTCTTTTACCTGAACTGTGAAGTCTGATCCATTCTTGATTTCTTCGTCCTCAGACAGCGGAATGATTCCGATTACATTTGCACCGGCAGTCGGCGTGGTCGCCTTTCCCTTTGTAAGCATTACAGCCTTTCCCTGAGCAGCCTTAATGTCTGCACCAGCAGTTACTACGATAGTAGGGCTTTCATTGATTGTAGTTCCGAGATAAGTTGCCATATCTTTTTCCCTCCTTAAATTCCATTTTCGTACTCGTGTACAAGCTGCGGATTCTGCTGGCAAGCCATATCAATAGCAGCTGTTCTGCTCATGGTAGGACTTGCCGCCTGAATTTCATCTGCCTTCTTCTCAATCTTGGACCAGGCATCTGTTTCACCACCGTAGCCGCCACTCTTTCCGATTTCAGTAAACATACTGGATTTGTTCACTGCCTCTACTGAAGCATCCAGAATGTTAATCATATCTGCGTATGCACTTCCGCCAGCATTTTTCAGGCTCTTCAGAACAGGAACCAGTTCCTCCGGTTTCTTTCCGATGATTTCATAACGCTTGGCTACATCCATCAGTTCTTTTTCATCTGCTTCATCTGCTCTCTTCTGTAAACGCTGTAATTCAGCCGCTACTATCGGATGAAGACCAGCATAAATATCTTCCTGCGGAGATGCTGATTTCTTTACGCCAGGCTTTTTGCCTTTTCCACCTTCATCCTCTTCCTCCTCTTCTTCGGTTGCCTTTCCTTTTGTGTCAGCCTTTTCTACTTCGCCCGGTGCTACGCTGCATCTTTTTTCGATGTCCTCAAAAAATGCAAGTTCTGCCGGTGTCAGTAAACTCTTGTCGATCATAGTCTCTTCTTCTCCTTTCGCTACATTGCCTTTTTCAATGCTGCTTGCAGCATTGTTTGTTACCCCATCTTCTCCGCCTTCAGCTTTTGCAATCATTTCTTCAATGCGTTCTTTACTGTATCGCATGAATTTAACAGCCTCTTCTGAAACCGGTTCGGATGACTTTTTGATTACGCTGGCTGTGGTTCCCGATGCCCACTGAGAAATCGCTGATGTCATTGTTTCTGAAAACTGTTCCAGGCTCGTCTGCATAAGCTCCTGTGCATTATCTCTTGCCTCATCATCACAAATAATGGAGCAAAGAGAGGATTGCAAAGCGTAACACATATCCCAGATTTCATCGTTGATCTGCCGCATCTTACGCTCTGCCAGCTTCTCGCCGAATGTTTCTGCTCCGCCCTTCTCAATCACTTCAACGGTGGCATCTATTTCTTCCGGATTCATTCCTGCAATTTTCCCAATAGCAGCAACGAATCTTTTCAAAACATTTTCACGCTTCGGATGTTCTTCATGTGAAGGTTCTCCTCCAGGCTTCCCACTCTCATTCTTATACAGCATGATGTTCGCCTTTGGATTCGCACCCTTGTCCACAAAATCCACCTTCGTAATCTTCAAATCTTTTAATTTTGTTGCCACTTCTCCGCTTCCTCCTTTCTTGGATTTTTATAATACAAAAGACACCTTTTCGGGTGTCTGATGGATTATCATTCTTCTGTTTCCTCTACTTCCTCTCTGACTGCCTCTCCTTCTATGGAGAACATTGGGTATTCTCCGGATTTTACTTTATCCCACACATCAGGATCAGTAACACGGAATCCAATCCACCATCCCTCCGGTAATGTTCCTTCAGGAATGCCCATGACAGCCATCTTTTCTTTCGTGAACATAATGCTTTCTACCAAAACAGCGCATCCGCCTCTTTCGTGCATCTCTCCGCCTTCACGGTAGAGTTCTACGAACTGGTATGCTGCCTGTTCCAATACTTCCGGATCTACCATATCCTCCTGCAAATCTGAAATCTGCTCTCCGTTTTCTGTGATAGCCACATTAGCCCACCCGAACGCCAGCATTTCATCATCGTCTGACTTGTGTATTTTGAATTTACCTTTTAGACTCCTCTTGTAAACCTCTGATTCGCTCTGGGTTCGATTTGTTTTACTTCCAGGAGGTTTTATTTCAGTATGAACCATATCGCCAAATACAAGCATTTTAACCACTTCCTTCCTTGAATACCGGTGGAGATACTTCGATGTAAAGAACGGCGCAAGCGCATTTTGGATGTGCCGGAGGCGTTCTTTTCTGACCGGCAAATAAAATCTTGCCTTTGAAATCAAATTCATCATCCATTGGTATCTGCGTTCCTTCCAACGCTCTACATATATCACACACATTGGAATCTCCAGATGTACTCCACCTTTTTTCCATCACGCCGAGAAGATTCTGGCTTTTCGCCTGTCTTATCCCTTCATCGGCTCCTTTGTTATAGGCGAATGCCATTTCAGTCTGAGCAATGTCATATGCTCGCTGCCTATGTTGCTTTTCCGCATATTTCATTGCCGCTTCTCTGGCTTTTTTTCTGGCATTTTCCGGCTTCATCTTCGGATGTTGCTCCAGTAGCTTCGCCTTTACACTATCATAGTACCTGAGATTCGCTTTCGCCTGGGATTCTGTCAATCCTATACATGGGCGTATCACTCTGGACAGTTCATCTACTGTGTATGTTCCGTCTACATGGCGTGTCAGCATAGCTTTGATTGCTTTCTTCTGTTCCTGAGTAACCGCAGTAATGAAATCGGCGCCTCGCTCGTTTATCCACGAAAGAACAGAAGCCGTATGTGTATTAAACACAAATTCATCCGCAAAGGCATCCATGATCGGTTGCCCGAACGGACCAGCCGCCAGCGCTTTTTCCCATACCGGATACATTTTTTCAGCTACCAGTATGGAATAATCCTGCATCCATAGCCGCATAGTTTCTTCTGATATTGCCCCGTCCAGAATTGCCTGTCTGATTTCTTTATAAGTAAAGGCATCCTCTTGGTCTTTCCAGAATCCAACTAAAAACTCTACCGGTTCTTCCACATTTTCATCCAGATAATTATTTAATCGGCTCAGAACTTCTAAACTGGCTTGTGTTTTCAGCCGCCTTTTTCCTTTTACCTTCTTGAAGAGAAACATTATCCGTCCCTCCCCAGCCGTGTTTTTGCAGACTTAATGGTTTCTTCCGGCAGCTCCTCCTCTTCTTCCTCTAATCCCAAATCTGGAGGTTCATTTTGGTTTTGCTGTTTCACTCTCTTATCGTCAATAGTTCGTGTGTCAGATGTTCTTTCTGGAAGTCCGGCTGCTTCTCGGACATAATCTTCTAAACCATCATCCGGAACTAAAATTCCTACGCCAGTCATATCCTTAATGTAGGCAGCCAACTTCTGAATATCTGCATTTTCAATATCACCATGAGCCAACTTTGGATAATCGGTAATTCCGTCAAAGTGACTTCCATTAACATCTATGAGCTGAGGAATCCCCTGACTATTGAAAGTTTCACATATGATGTCCAGATATGCGCCAATCGCCATTGAAAAAAGCTCTGTTTTATCAGAGCTGAGAGCAAAACTTCCGACCTGTTGATGCCCTAGAAAAATGAAGTCTGCAAGTACAGTCATTGCCATACCGGTATCATACCTCTGAATGATAGCGTTCGTATCGAACTGCTTACTTCCTCCGGAATTGAGCAATTCAAATTCAAATCCATGCGGCTTTACGATGCCAGCCAATTCATCTACTCTGATTTTCTGAACCATCGCTTCCATGCCGGTTCTCAGTTTTACCATATCCGGATCATCTTCATCCCATATAGCAATATCTTCTGGTGCTGTGAATACGGGCAATCCAGCTAAATCCCTTTCTATTCCGATTCCCTCATATTCTTGGATCCTTCTCTTAAAATACCAGGACCGGTAGGCGTTTCTTAAAATGCTGCGTCCTTCCGGATTCCCCTTCCGGCTTTTTGTTCGGAACAGCATTGCTTTATCCATAGGAATTGTAATCAGACCGTAATTCGGAGGCGGTAGCTGTGTCATAGCAATTAAGTTGTCCTCGTCATCGTATTCCCACTGATATAGTGTTTCTTGCGCTCTAATAGGTAACTTCCTCCATCCAATCAACCCATCATTGTACTTACTTCTGGTTTTCTGATCTCTGGTCTTGCCCATTCTCCTCTTGTATACAATTTCATGGAAACTCCATCCATATGTCAGAAATGACAAAATCTCTGAAATGGTATCCGTCCATGTGTCTTGCATATCGTGCATACATTGCTCCACAAACTCTGCTGCTTCTTTGTCCTTCGGTGTATCTCCACCAGGTTCTACATTCCAGGAGGCTTGCCTGATAAGCATTTCAACAGCAAAAAGGATGGCTCCGATTGTATCATCGTTCTCAGCCATCTCTCTGTATGTTTCTATTCCCTTCTTTCCTCTGAGTTCCCGAAGAAACTCTTCGTAAAAAGTACCGCCATACCGTTTTTGACCTATCCGACCAATTTCGTCTGTTCGTGCCATTGTCTATCACCTCCTCCAATAACTTTCTTTGCTTAATCCACCCGGCGGCGGAGAAGCTGTATTCTTTGTCTCAATCTCTGCAAATGCCGAGCTGCTTGCATCTACCATATCCTTAAATTTACTTTCCGGGAATGATTCAAGCTGTGTCAAATAGCTTTCGTTCCATTCCCCCATAACGAGATCTACATTACCAGCCTGCCATTGTGCAGCAAACGGCTCCGCCCTCGCTTCCTTGCTTCCGGACTCAGGTATTGTCTTCACAACGAAGCCTGCAAGGAACTTGATATAACTCTGTGCCTGGTCTTTTCCGGCTTGTCCAGGATCTTGCGGCAATCTCTCAATCACTCGTTTATATTTCTTCTTGTCCATCATGCAAGTATTCTTGATATGCTTTCGCACATCCCCAGCGGCTAATCTTACATTGGTTACATTCGCAACAACATATCTGCCATTCTTCCGCTTGCCGATAAGAACGCCAGCCGTGTATGCCGGATCGCCGTCTTCATCCTCACTTGTTGCAGCAAGGTCCCATCCTCTTGCCCATACCGTAACATCTTCCGGAACGCTTTCCAGAAATGCTCCAATCTGGCTTCTCTTGAAGAACAGTCCTGCCGCCGGTTTGATTTTCCAGTTTCCGTAGAGCAATCGTTCTCTTTCTACAAGAGGTAATGCCTTCAGGTTTGCAAGGTAGCCCGGATCCCTCTTCATCAGAATTTGATTATCCTGAAGGGTACTTGCAATGAATGTAACGCTCTTGATTTCATCTGCATCAATTCCCCGGTCTATCAAGTCTTTCCTTGCATCCGCCCATATCAGTTCATCATTGATTCTTACCAGATACCTGATTTTCCCGCTTCTCTCCGGTATCGGGTATCCGGTGTCTGGATTTATCCACCACGCAATGAAGTCTGCTACCCATGAATCTGCATCCGGGTTGCAAGTTGCTCTGATATAAGGCTTTATATCCGCATCAGAACGATTTCGAGACATCATGTAGAAAAATTGATACCTGGTAAAGTGTGTCAATTCATCAAATCCTATCATTGTAATCTGAGAACCTTGCCAGCTTTCGCAATCATCATCACTTCCGAGATGTGCGAAGTTCACGCTTGCCCCACTTGCAAATTCCCAATGGAGTTTCGGTGTCTTCCTGGGTACAGCGTCACGAATATTTCTATATAGGCTTCTGCTGGAATCCCACAAACCGCCTTGTGCTGTTACCTGGGTATAATTCCGTCTGAAGATAACTGCACCATAATCTCCATTGTTCTTATGCCGCATTGCTTCCATGAGCAATCCGTAGGTCTTGCCACCTCCGGCAGCTCCTCCATAGATGCAAATGTCAGCAGGCGTTACTAAAAACTGTTCTTGCGGTCCCGGCTGTGGCTTAATAATAATCCGCCCCTTACTCATGCGGATCACCGTCCCTTCCATTATCCGGGAGATAGAATACTACATCATCCTCTGTGTCAATTACCTCTTGCTTGATGAAGTTTTCAGGGTTCCTCTTATACAGATTTGACTTTCTATTATTCAGCCAGTACATCTGTGCAAGCACATCCGGAGGACACTCTTTTTCTACTGTTCTTACTTTCAAGGGTTTTCTATTCCCGTCCGCATCCATCTCCAGTACCGTCTCCTTCTCTGTGTACCGGTATCCGATGGCACGCTCATACAATTTCTTCTCCACTTTCGCATCCGCCTGGTCCTTTCCGGCTGTCAATGCTAACATGAAACTTTCATGGTCCTTCTTCCATCTATTCAGTGTTCTGACCGATATTCCGAAGGCTTCAGCTATTTCCACATCGGTAGCACCTTTTATGGCTAAGGACCAAGCCCAGTCATCGTGGTATGCCTGGTTATATTTCAACGGTGCTGCCATGCTTTATCCTACTTCCCGGCTAGATACTCAGCTGCCAAGTATTCAATGGCTTGCCATTTATTCTTAGAACCTATCACGCCTTCGTCCGCCATCTTCTTTACTGCTTCCTGAATAATTTCTGCCGCTTCCGCCGGTACGGCACTACTACCGAAAATGCTTGTCAACTGTACCCATTCGCTATCTTCCGTATAACCAATGTTCTCAAACATCTGCTCCGTACACTTAATCATGGCGTGAATGGCAGCTCCAGTATTCTTAACATTGGCAAATTGCTGATACTTTGTTAAGGTTTCAAGGAATGGTTTGTACTGTTCTATATCAGCAACGCCGAGGAAATCTGGTTTTGTACTTTCCAGTGCATCAATGAGTTTCTGCAAATCTGCAATCTGGTGTGGAAGAAATGTAAATGTCAGGTTCTTCCAATCGAAATCTACCGTTGGAGACAGGTACTTTTCTAACTCCGCCTCCGGTTCTTCAAGAATATCCTTTCCGGCATAGCTCTCTATCATATCATCCACATCTTCCAGCATCTTAGCCAGTTCCTTCAATGTGGACTGATCGTCAAATCCGCTGATCGCATTGTGTGCAATCTGCTTTGCCACAATCTTAGAACGATTCAAGCCGCTGACATCCAAGATAACAAAGAACTCTTTAATTCCTGCATCTTTTCCTGAGCGTATTCTATGATGCCCGGAAATAATTTCAATTCTGTTGCCGTCTTCTGTTAATGCACAAAAAGGCAGCGATTCAAGCTGACCTCTTTTCTTGATATTGTCCGTCAGTTGTCGCTGCATCTCATTTTTCATAATCCGGGCGTTTATGTCCTGTTCCCTGATACACTCAGCTGGAACTCTTGCGATAATCAGCCCAGAACCCATATCAGCTATTTGCTCGTATCGGATTTTGCTTTGGCTTTCGCTCTTTCCTTCTGCCATTTGTTTTCCCTCCTTAACCATTCTGCCAGCGTTTCTTTTTCTGTCCGGTCCTTCAGCTCTGATTCGTAAGTCAACCGGAACCCCATCTTCGGATCAGGAACACGCTTTGTCAATTTCATAACTCCACGCATTTCCTTCGCTTCCGGATACTTCGTCATCTGGACTGTTTTTAGATGTCCGACTTTTTCTTTCTCCAGATCTGTGCATATCTTATACACAAATTCTCTGTTCTGAGCCAACATAGTCAACAATCTTCCCAGCCGATACTTGATATGTGGAACCGTCATTCCATACATCAGGAAAAGAGCATCCGATACCTGAGTCCCAAATGCTCCCATTGTAAGCGCTGCCTTATCAACGCCAAATACACCAGCTATTTTCCCGTCAATCAGAACAGCTATGTTAATCGGCGCAGAGGAACCAACAAAATTGTGAGTCCACAGCTGACGGTAATACTGAGCTTCTGCCCTTTCAATCTGGCATAACTGCACCTTTGTCTTTTCTGTGATTTCGTAATCTCTTGGCAGCATACTACATTCCAGAGAACTAAGTTTGCTTTCGCCCGGTCTGGCAATCTTCTTTCCATTAGCCAGGTCTGTTGCCTCTTCCGGTCTATTGGCTGTAAGATACACATTTACCCCACTACGGACACCGTATCTGGCAAATACCGGTTCTCCGGCGGTCTTTCCTGGTTCGTTTTCCTCATAACAAAGTACCAGGCATTTTGCATCCTTGCATAAATCCATGAACTCCTGCAAGCCTGTCTTCGGATCAAAGATTCCATACTCTGGTTCCTTCCAGGTCATCATGCCGCTGGTATCATAATACTTTTCAAATCCTGCGGCATATGTTGGCGGATTCGCAATAACAATACAATGTTCATCATTCAGAACTTCATCCATATGCTTCCACATATCCAGCGCCCGGTAGTTCATTCCGTTCAGGATTCCTTTTGCTCGTTCTAGCTGCTCCCGAATATTTCTAATGTGTTCCTCCCTCCGGCTTGCCAGGTCTAACATGAAATTATAGAAATACTCCTTGCCAGCGTTCTTTACTGTACTGAGATACTTCCACGCATACATTGCCACCGCCGGATCCAGCAATTCTTCATCGCTGAATCCTTTGGCATGAATCTCTAACTCGTCCAATGGCTTACCCGTTACTGCATATCCCATGATTGATGTGAACATAGAAACATCTGAAGACTCAACCTCACTTGGTTTGAACCCGGACTGAACTGCCAGATGTGACATGGCAAATGCACCAGCACACGGCTCTACGAACTTTGTGTACCCGTTCTTTTTGGCATTTTCCAAAAGCACCTTCAGGAACTTTTGTTCCGACGGAACCAGTGTTCCCAGGAAGAATGCCCCAGGATTCTGAAACATCGCCATTTTCTTTCCCTCCTTCTTTTCCGTATATTTTATTGCCCGGAACTATAAAGCCTCTGGATTACACTGTAAAACATCCCAGGCATAAGAAAAAGCCGTTGTATAAACCAACCGCTTTACAATTTCACAACTTTATTGTGCATACTTACCAATCAGTAATTTTATATCCCCCGTGATCGGAGAGACCTCTACTGTCACATTGCACAAATCCAAGTCATAAGAAAAGCCCCACCCATTTCTGAGTGAGGCATTGTTTTTGGTCCGCCGAGCAGGAATCAAACACTGCGTCCTCCCGGTAAAGAGCCGGGTGCTTTAACACTAAGCTATCAGCGGTTAGGTATTGTAATGAGGATAAACTGTACGGTACAAATCGCTCATGAACGATAACTGTTCATATCCGGACTCTTCTTCTCTCCGCTTCTGTTCCTCTTTCTTCCTTTGCTTCTCTCCGGGATCCGGTGACGGATCTGGAAGCTCTTCTATCTTCTGTCCCGTCTTTTCGTACCACCATTCAGCAAAGACTAATCTATGACACCATTCACCAGGTTTCCGGACATCTTCATAGCAGCAAAGCACTACATCCTTTCCTTCATCCAGATACGACTGAATGATAGCCCCGATGACTGGGTATCCGCTTTTTTCTAAATGTCTGAAGTACGGTTCTCTGAATCTCGCTCTATCATTTTCATTCCAGAGGTATCCTGGCGGCGCTATCTGTATGATGTCACCGGAAATCCTATACTTCACTGGGAACCTCGGCATACTTCGGACAACTCCGACTACCGTATATTTCCCCGTTTCCAACTCCTTATTACTAAATCTGCTGGTATACAACTTTGGCATTGTTATCATTCTCCCTTCCATAGATGCCGACTAATGTTTCAATTCCTTCAGCAATTCTTGCCTTCGTGTCTTCACCCAGGGATAAGTAGAACCTTTCATGTACCATGCACTCATACGCTTTCTTCATCCGCAATGACTGCTCTGCTGTGATACCAAGCCGGAAGTCCTTTGCAATCCTCAATGCTTTCTTGTACTGATGTTCTGCAACCAGACTTCTTACCATGTCACTCTTCCGAATCATTTCCATCACCTCTGTAAATTACTTTTTGGTAAGTTGCCTTATCTTCATTCTAGCCCTTTACTGTCTGGTGTCAATCGGAATCCCCTTATTTTTAAGGAGTGACATATGAGTTGTTCACGGGTTACATCTTACCATACGGTAAGTTGAACTGTCAATGCCCTCGTTTTGCCCTTGTGGTTGTCCCGTGGTTCCATTCTACCGTTCAAAGCCATCAATTCCAAAGATAAGAGCCGTCAAACGCTTGCAAGCTGCTTTAATGTCCTTGTATACGGTGCGCTCATTTACAAATTCTTCTTCTGCAATTTCCTGCACTGATTTCGGCACTTTGTTCAGGTACAGCCCCTCAATTACCCTCCACCGGCGCTTCTCCTCATTGTACGGAGACTGTTCGCAGCTTTTTCTGTATACTTCCAGCATGGTATTCACATGGTTCATGATTACTTTTGTCCTCATTACCCCTCTCTCTATGCTTTCTATCCTTCCATCGCTATCCGACCTTCTTCCCTCCATAAGTTCGATGATGTCTACAATGTCCTCGTCCAGCTCCTCATAGATTCTATATATCGCCCTCTCCCCATAATCTGAGAAATCCCGATAATGTTCCAGAAGGAGCTTCGTATTTTTGTATCTCTTATCGAACTTCGCTTTCTCTTCCTCCTTCACTTTCTGCTGGTAAGTGTTTGTTGCCACCGCCGCAGCGATCTCCGCCGCCTTCTCCGCAATCGCTTCCAGCATTTCCTTACTCAGTGTTTGTCTTCCGCCATTCTTTCCCATCGGTAAAATCCTCCTTTTCGCTGATTGCCTTTTTCCTGCACTTCTGCTACAATATGTTTGTGTGACATATTGAGGATGGCCTTACTGATGGGCTGTCCTTTTTTAATTGATTTTTACCATCCTATGATGCAATATCCCGGCATCAACCCCAATTCAGCAGCTTTGCGCAGAACATATTTGACATATCTTCGGACTCCATTCCCGGTGTATGTTCCGTCCCATTCCTCTAAAATCAGCAAATCTCCCACCTGAATATCATCTTCATCTAACCGAATTTCAAAATTCTTTTCTCTTGCTCTTACCGCCTGAAAATATTCCGGCAAGATTTTTTTCCTTACAACCTTCATGTATTTTCTCCTCACTTTCCGCAAGTTGCAAAATGAGAGATGTACCCGATTCCGTCAGCAACCTCCGGACTGCATTTCTCTCCTGCAACCACTCTTCCATCCTGTGTAACAATTCTCTCTTTTCCTCCCGGAACCGCACGATAGCTTATCAATTCTGGATTTACCGGCATATTCTTTCCTGCTGCTGTCCGAATCCATAAAATCCGGTCCCCGCAATTTCTGCAATTTCCAAATGGATTATCAGCTCTCACTGTTACTCACCTCCTTCAATGTCAGTTCTGCTTCTTCTCTAGTTAAAAACACTCCATTTCCTATCTCGCTACATACCTCGCAAAACCGAGGGACTATTCTCATTCCATCATCCGAAATCACAATTTCCTTCACACTGTCTTCAAATATAGCTTCTTTGCCAACACACAATTCACAGTTTTCAGCATCAAACGGACAGTTATCTACATACGGGCAATAGTATCCTGTTGCTGTTCCAGGTCCTCCGCAGCAATCATAAAGCGTTCCGTCCAACTGAGGAGGAATATGTTCGCAATCACAGATAACAAAAATGTCATCTCCTATACCGCATGGCAATTCTATCAGTCTTCCTTTTTCATCCAGACAGTCATAATGTTTTAATCTATTAAGATTTAATTCTTTCTCATTATTCACTCTTCCGTTCTTCCTCCTTAAACTTTATCCCATACACCCGATACATCTCTTCAAATTTAGCCATCCCTACGGTATGCGCCTCTGTATGATGGATTCTGCACAAGCATATCTTCCGATGGTTAGAGTCGTCTACCTTTTCCCGATCATTTCCCATCCCGATGCTGTCTACATGATGAATTTCCCCATATCTTCCGCAAATAGCACATCTTCGATTCTTCAAGCAAGCCCATAGGTAATGATCTGTGTCATCCGTCCGGTTGCTCCCGAAATCCATCAGCGGAATACCCATTTCAAGTGCCAAGTCCAACATAGTATTGATAAACTCCCTGGCTGTATCCATAGTGCAGTCAGAAAGAGAAAACTCTTTGCAGCCAGTCCGGATGATATGTTCCAGCTTCAACCTCTCCTTCATTTCTTCCGGTGCATACCCGGTAAAATCTGCAATATCCCGGATTGTAGCGTATGCTTTTTTTCTCTGCTCTGCGCTGATATGCCTTCCATCATCCAGCCAGATCATGCAATCTTTAATCCGTTTCTTTACTATTGCTTCTTCCAGATGCCGGTCCGGTATAAATATCTTCAAATGAGTACCATCCCGGTCCGGCTTGTAACCTGTTATGCCTGCGTACTCATACATCTACATCCCTCTCAATGCCGGTTTGGCTTCTCTATCTTTTCAATCTCCTCCAGTTCCGGGAATACCAGAATCTTTGACATTTCTTCCGCAAATTCCTTTGCTCCCTGGTTTTTCTGCTCAATCTGATCTGCCAAATAGCGAAGCACAATTACCAGCATACCCGCGTCCGATGTAGCATATGGCTGTATCGCATTTACAATTCTTTTGGAATAATAGTCAAACCCCTGAAGGAGCATTTTGATAGCTACCTCTGTTTTTCCCTTCTCGATCAGGTTATTCCCTCTATTCACAAAACTCTGCATCCTGTTCTTCATCGTACTCCTCCTTCTATTTTGCTGTCTGGATGATCTGACTTATGACTCCCTGTCATTCCATGCAATAAATCCTTCTTCGGCATATACTCTTCTCCTGTTATTTTCATCCAGTTACTTACATTCTTTGTCATAGCCTCAAGCGTTACCCCTCCGTTTCGGATAAGAAAAGCGAAACGGTCTATCGGCGATGCCTCTAACAGTTTTTTCATGTACTTTTTCCGGATGCGTTTTTTCTTATGGTGGAATGCGTATGCTCGGTATCTTCTGATTAGCTTTTGCTGCCTATCGTAATCAGATTGCACTGTCTTCTGAACTTCTTCTGGTTCAGCAATAGGCTCTGTGGCTATCTGGATGCCCTCTGGTTCTTTTTTAGGATTCCTACGGATAAATTTATTGAGTATGTTCTTAAAAAGCTCTGTAAGCCGCATATAAAACCTCCTTTTTCTGGCGGTCCAGCCCGATAGCTCAACCGCCTTTTCCTTACACTACATCCTCATATCCATATCCGTCATCCTCGTCTTCTTCATGGAAATCCTCAATCCTTGCTTCTCCATCTACCGGTCCCGGAAGCGCTCCTTCATCTATCACATCTCCCTCCAACAATGGAACTCCCGGTTCTTCTTCTCGGTTCATAGCCTCCTGGAAATCCGTATCAAAGATGCTCCGCTGAGAGGTATTGTTTACATAAGTCAAAACATATTCCTGCTTATCTTCATCCCATACCATCGCCATCTCCGGGTTTACGCTTCCTTTTTCCTCATTCTTTATGTTAATGGCGGATGTAACCTTGTGGTCGAATTTTGGTTTCAGAATCTTTCTGGTTTCTCCCTGAATAGCCGGATCATAGTTCGGTATAAATTCCGGAACCAGCTTAATATCAATCGTGATTGTTACCTTTCCATCCATGCTTTCTTTCTCTTTCATGGTTCCAAGCGCCCTCTGCAATACAATGTCAGCATCTCTTCTCAGCTTGTCAAAAGTATCTGCCTCAATTCGTAACTCCTTGTAATCCTCCATATCGCTCACTCTCCTATCTCAAATTTTCTATATGTTTCAGAATACATTCTTTGCATCCAGGTTCTCTATAACCTACGCACTCTCTTTCAAAATCAATTTCAGCATTATCATCCAGCGGACAAGAAAAACAATATCTCATAAATGCTTCAATCAACAGTTCTTCATTAGGTGTCATGTTCTCCTCCGATCTGCATAATCTTCACTTCTACTCTTGGCTGCTCCGAATAATATTTCCGGAACATACCGTCCACAATCATTGCATCATCTCTATATGCAATACCATTGAGGCTATCGCATATAACCTTTGCGATATTATCAAAATCTGGTTTCTTTACCGGTCTGATCTTCCCCTCTATCATTTCCTGCCGTTTTTTCTTTGAAACGCTTTTGGGAATCCCATAAAAGGCGAAGATCCGAACATCCAACATCGCTTCATCTGGAAAACGGAAGTTATCACACTGAACTCCGTATTCTGCTTTTACCTGATTCTCATACATCACTGTATTCTTTGGTGTGTAAGCTCTGGCAAAGGTCTTTTCTCCGTCAGCAGATTTTCTTACGGATACTCTCGGTCTTCCTTTCGCCTTCGGCTCTCCATATACAGTAAACTTAACCATCGCCGCACCTCCTACTGGCTCTCTAAGCTGGATTCCTCCAACTTAGCCTGAAGGCAGAGATAGTTGCTTTTTCCTTTCTCTCTCGGAACCTTAATCTGCCGGACTGTATACCCATTCTTTACCAAGATTCCAGATACCATCTGCCGGTCTTCCTGGGTATAAATCCTCAATTCTGCAATAGGATTAAATCCATCATGTGTTACGCCGAAAAATTCCTCTGGCTGGCAATTTAACGCCCTGGCTATATCCAGCAGCGCCGAGCATGGAATATCAGTCGCACCACTCTCATAATTGCTTATGGCACTTTCTCCACGCCCGGATAATTCTGCCAGTCTTTTCTGTGTTATTTTCTTTTTTTCACGAATCTCTTTTATGTTCTGTCCAACGCTCTTTACATCCATGTTATCCCTCCAGTATTTTTCTTGTTTCCTCGTACCTCTGAGCCGCCTCTCTTTTTCTCCATGACACTCCGGAAAACTCCATAGGGTAGCACATTTCAAATATTCTGTCATATATTCTGGCGTATCGAATATCAGTAGCTTCCTGCATCTGCTGCAAAGTCAGATTCGTTGTGAGAATCAGCGGTTTCTTGGCTCTGTATCTGTTATCAATGATTCCATACACCTTCTCCAGAGCATAATCTGTGCTTCTCTCAGCCCCCAGGTCATCAATAATCAGTAACTTCACGCTATTCAGCTTATTGGTAAATGTCTCTTCCCTCTCCCTGTCGAATCCCTGCATTTCCTGCAATATCCGGACAAACGATGTCATTACAACCGATGTATTCGCCTCCAGAAGATAATTTGCAATGCAAGCTGCGGTATAGCTTTTCCCGGTTCCAACCGTTCCCCAAAAGAGCAGGCCCTGATTTCTCTCATACATTTTGCTAAATTCAATACAGTATTTTTTCGCTACCTTCAGATGCCTTTCGTTCCCGTTCCTGATCTGATAATTTGCAAAGCAAGCTGTTCTAAAAGTATCATCCATCATGCTGCTAATCTTAGCCCTCTGGATGCTCCGCATTTCTTCCTCCTTCTGCATCTGCTCTTTTTTCAATCTCTCTTCCTCAGCTCTACATTTGCACATTACCGGCACTTTCTTTGGTTTACCATCAAACCAAATGATTTCTCGCTCTTTTCTGGTATTGCACTGCCCACAATAAAGAAGACCATCGCTCCCGATGTAGTCATCGGGCAGCGAACCTGCTGAATCCGCAATATTGGTAAGCACTTTTTCTGCCACTTCTCCTATCACTTTTCATCTACTCCTTCCACTGCCCGAATGGATTATCTTCCGGCGATTTCTCTCCCTGGATTTCTTTTGACACTCCCTCCGGAGCTGGACGCTGTATCAATCCCGGATATTTCTCATTGACCTTATCTGTTACCCAGTTCAGAATTGTCATATAGTCGCTCTTGTATGTCTTTCCGGTAGAGCCTTTGTAGAGATTCAGCACTTCAATAAATTTCTCGGTAGCCTTTTCTCCATAACCGTACACCAACTTGCTATACTCTTCTTCCTTCAGCGAAACATACTCTGCATATTGCTTTTTCTCAACTTTCTTTTTCACTGTCTTTTTTGGTTTTTTCTTCGCATCCGGCGGACTGTCCATAGGAGTGTCCGGTGGATTGTCCGTAGGAGTGTCCTTCGGATTGCTTTCAGAGCTTTCCTCAATCTGTTCTTTTTTCATGATCTCAGCTTTTTTTCTGGCTCTTTCAGCCCGTTTTCGCTCTGCATCGTACTCCTTATTTTTCAGAAACTTATACCACTGTTCCTGCCATGTATCCCAATCATGTAGGTATAAATCTCCTTCTTCATTTTCATCAATCCAGCGCTGTGAAATGAGGCTTTCTACAATTTCCATTTTATCCAGCCCTTCACTTAATCCATTTGAGAAAACCGCCTCTGCTACATCACTTTTATCACAACTACGAAGTTTCCCGGTCTGGTCTGCATTATTCAGCCCCCATAACCACAGAGAAACAAGGATTCCGAGAGCTTCTTTCTGCGAACATCCAATATCTTTTGCCAATTCTCGGAGTTTTCCTCCTACCACATGGTCATGTACGCTAATCCATGCCAATACCATCACCACCTTTTTGATGGCGGCAGAAATGTTTCCACCGCCATTTAGAACTACTCATTTTCTGATTCTACATCTTCAGAATGGCTTTCTTCCTGAGCCGCATTTTTCTTGTCCGCTTCGATTCCATTTTTCAGAACAGCCATTGCTTCCTCAAACTGTTCTACTGTCATGTTCGTAGTTGAATCCAGCCCCATATTGTTGCAAATGTACTTCACAACTGCATTTCCTTTTTTCTTTCCGTAGAATCCAGTAGCAAGGTCAAAAAACTCCTGCCGCTGTTCCTGTGAAATGTAAACCACCTCGTCACATACAGTTCCGGCTGATCCTGTTGCGCCGGTATCAAGAACCTGTCCTTTCTCTGCATCCCGATCTGTGTAACCAAATTCTTCCGCCGTATATAATCCCTGGTAATCATCAGGGAACGCTGCTCTTACCGCCTGGGAAACTGCTACTTTTTCAATCATGGTGCATGGCTTGCTTCCCCAATTCGCCATAGGCTTTCCATCCTTGAACTTCTGGTATTCCTGAAGCGATACCTCTTTGAAAGTTTCCGTTTCCTTATTGTTCAGTTCATGATAAACTCTGCACCAGCCGCCCAGAAGCGTTTCTGATGGATAGAGGCAAGTCCCTTCTTTCTGTATGATTTCCTCGCCACGCTGAACAACGATTCCTGATTTCATACCATTGTAATTCGGATTCTTAAATGCCCTCTTCATATAGGTTTCTTTTCCAATAACAAGCTGCGCCGGTTCATTTCCGAACTTAATCAGATACACTTCTCCGTATACCAGCGGATTTAACTTCTGCGCCTGACAAGTCCGGATGAAGAACAGGACTTCCTGATCGGTTACTTTACCATTACCTCTTACCAAATAATTCTTGACTGTTTCCGGCTCCAGTTTTATTTCTACGCCGCCAGCATCATACTTAACAACACTCAACATATTCTCTGCCATCTTGCTTACCTCCTGATACTCACTTTTACTGTTTCTTTATACTTGATTCCCGGAATCTGAATACTTCCCTTTGTCGCTCTAATAAGCCGCATGATTGCTTTTTCATCAACCGGTCTAATTTCCACTCCAGAAAATACAACCGGAACCTTTTCACGATCTATTGATTCAATCTCCCAATCTTTAGCTGTCCCGATACCCTTTGTCTTTGGTGTATTCATTACAACCGTTGTGCTGGCGGCTACCGTTTCAACCATCTGTGCTTCTGCAAGAGCCATTTCTGCCTCCGCAAGATTACCAGCTTCTTCAGCAGCCGCTGCTTCACTCAGTTTCTTATCTCTTTCCGCTTCAGCCTCTAACCGCATCCGTTCTTCAAGCTCTCTCTTTTTTCTTTCCTGTTCTTTCTGATATGCAGCGATGCTTCCTTTCAAAATTCTTTCCGCTTCCTGAAGTGGTTTCAGCATTGCCTTCTCTCTGTCACATACCGCCTTATGTGTCTTGTAAGCACTGTCCTTCATTGGCTTGAAAAAATCTGTGACTACTTTTGCCTGAATCTTGATTTTCTGTCCAAATTCAGCTGCTTTTTCATAATCCTCGTTGGTTAAGATTTTCAATTCTTTGGCTCGTCTCTCAACCAGGCTATTACTCTGCTGAAGCTCCTCCTCCCGCACCAGCTCTGCCGGTGTTTCTATTTTTGCTACTACCGCTTCCGTAACTTCCTTACTCATAAAATCCTCCTATAAAATCTTTGCCATCTTTGCAATTCTTCTCAAAATCGCCGCCTTCTCACCTATCTTGGTTTCGGTCTGATAATCTTCGATCACTTCGTCAATCAGATCATCGGCATCCTCTTTGCTTATGCATGGATGCTTCTGCAATGTAGCGTTTCCTTTTTCCAATGCTGCTTTTACCAAACACATAACATCCGAAGGTGTACCTTCAATTTCTGCTCTTATACCTTTTTCATCCGCAATAATCAATAACTTTGCTTTATTCGCCATCTTCGCATGACCTCCTATTTGTATTTTTGTATATGATTCCAAACTACCATCAAGGAAGAAAATACCTGCCAACTTTCTATGTCATTGGCTTTGTATCTTACCATCTGGTAGGAACCATCGCTTTTTAGATGTACGATAGCCTTTTCATCAAATCTAAATCCGTGACTCTCATACGCTCTCGCATAGGCTTCCAGCTGCACTCCGGTCAACATCCGATTTACTGTCGCTGATGTTTTGTAATCTATCAGTACCTTTTTGCCATCAATCACGCATGGCAAATCTGCTGTTCCGGCATACCGTAAAAATTTGTGATACACTCTGCTTTCCGTTGCCAGCGGCTCCGGAGATTGTTCTTCCCAAAACTTCAGAAATGCTTCAAAATATCCTGCGTATCTCGGTTCAATATCCTCTATGCCGTACAGGGCAAAATTTTCAGCCGCATTATGTATCGCTGTTCCTCTTTCCGCCGCCATCTGCATAACACTTTCATCTATCCCACGGTACAACGCTTCGTCTAGCGGTTTCATCACTGTTGTAACGCTCGGAAGAAGCTGCCCTCCCAATGTATAAATATGGCGCTTATCCTCAAATCTCAGTTCTGGGAAAAATGGAAGCCCTTTCTCATTCAATTCCATCTATACCATCTCCGCTATTGTAAATTTCTCTCCAAACAATTCCAGCATTTCTGATACCGTCATATCATCCATGCAATCCTCGCATATAGGTCCTTTTTCACTGTCATAAAACCTTTCGCCTTCAAATATCCCTACACCGCACTCCTTGCAATTCACAACTGGTTTTGGTTCTGGTGCATTCGGACATCTGCTATCGCAAGGTGTCTTCAAACAAAGACTACACATATTCCGATCCCTCCATTCTTGCTATAACCACTCCTATTTTCATAATTGCCACGCCGATAATCGCTCCGACCAAAGGAATCTTCCATTCTGGGCCATCCAGCGCCGAACCCATGAAGAGGAATAGAAAAAAGCCAGCTCCTATAACTTTCTCGCCTATCATGATTCGTTTCTTCTTTCGTCTTCTCACTGTGCCGCTCTCCTTTCTTTCCAAAATATCGGCGTTACGAATAATCCAATGTCTATATCGCTTGCTTTTTCGCAAGCCTCTTCTAACTCCTCAACTGTCTCAATACCAAACTCGGTTTTCAGATACTCTTTTGTTTTCTCAACATCCACGAGCATCGCCACCTTTCTTTATCAGCTTTTCCTTTATCAGCCGTAATTCGCTGATAGATACCGCCAACTTGTCCAGTTCTTTTGATACAGCTGTAAAATCATCTTCTTCATCCGGAGATATTTTTCCATCTTCAGCTATCTCCAGAAGTTCTCTACGCATCTTTTCGATGTCTTTTTCATCCAGCTTTGCTATTATTCCAACCGTTACTGCTTCCAGCGTTTTAATCTCTGCCGATACCGGCTGCTGCTTTCCAAGAGGACACTGCTCTAAACAATACAGATTTTTCAACTGCGGTGCCCCATAAACATCCGCCATCATCATTATCAAATCCAGAGGTGGTACTGTGATTCCCCTCTCATAATTTGCTAAAGACGAAACAGAAATACCGAAGTATTCTGCCGCACTTTCCCGGCTTTTGAGATATACATTGTTCTTTGCTGCCAAAATCCTGCACTGGAAGTAGATGCTTATGCCCGTATTTACACATCCACAATCCATGTTCTTTTTTCTCCTTGTCTGCTAAACTAAACCTAAATGATACCGAGGCCCGAAAGAATTTTGTTCAAGTCCTCAAACTTACCGTTCGGTAAGTTGTTGTCATAAAAAATGGCGTTCATCTCATCGTATGACAGCCCGTAAAATTCAGATAATGCGATCACTTCATCTGGCTTGAACTTAACTTCTCCCCTTTCCTTCTTGCCGTATGAAACAATCGACTTCCCGATTACTTCAGCCAACTTTTCAAGGGGAATCCTCCTTCCGGCTCGAAGTTCCCGGAGCCTTGTGCTATCCATTCCTGCACCTCCTTTGTTTATTGATTATGTCATCATCTTATCTTACCGCATGGTAATTGTCAATAATGAAATTATATTTTTTGTAAGTATTATTTACTGTTCGGTAATTATACGATATGATACTTCAGAGGTGATACTATGAAAGATTTTCCCAATATTTTATACAGCCTGCTTAGACAGCGTGGCATGACACAAAAGATGCTCGCAGACAAGGCGCATACAACCGAAGCAACCATTTCCCGGTATCTAACCGATACAAAGCGAATGCCACGAGCTGATCTGATTGTTTCCATTGCAGAAGCCCTGGATGTAAGTACAGATTATCTTCTTGGACTCAGCCCGATTGCCTCCAGGCAATCTTTATCTCCTGAGATGGAAGAATTGTTTTCTTGCTACTCCAAAGCATCAGAAAGTGATCGTAAGGTTATCTGGGCGGTTTTGGACAAATATCAGGCTGTTGATTTCAAGATAGCTGCATCCGGACAAGATCAATGGAATCCAAACGATTCATCTTCTCGTCAGGCAGCTATAAAAAAATTCGAGGACGAATAGAGTACGACCTTCATATCGTCACATACCATTCTGTCTCCCTACGGATGGAACTAAATATCTGGCAATTACAAGAACTGTTCAGCAAAAAGGCTTTTTCCTTTTTCAGCAAACGCCTTAATTCTTATGTGATTGCCTATAATGATGTTCTTCCGCTAACAGAGGCAGTCTATCAGGTATTTCACGAAATAGGTCATATCTATTACGGCCATATATCTCCAGGCAATAGCATTGCTATTTCTCTGGAATCGCAAGAACGGGTGGCAAATCATTTTGCCGCCTTTATTTTTTCAAAGATTGGAGGTGCAAAAATCATGAAAACTTTGACCGGAAACGAACACTTTACCTACGAGGGTATGCCTGCCGGGATCTTACTTAGTGACTTCTGGGCGTGGAACTCTTCTGATCTGCTGAACAATACCCTTCGTGGAGCATTGGCTGAGTTCCTCGTTGCTTCTGCAATAGGCATTGATACCAGCGAAGCCCGCCAGGACTGGACTCCCTATGATTTACTTTCTCCTTCTGGGAGAAAAATCGAAGTCAAATGCTCCGCATATCTCCAGAGTTGGAATGCTGATCGTCTTTCACAAATACAGTTCAGCATCCGCCCAGCTCGATCATGGGATTCTGAAAATGACTTTAGTGATGATGTCAAAAGGTGGTCCGACCTCTATGTGTTCTGCTTGTACGCAAGCAAAGATCGGAGCGAAACGCCGCTTCAACTTGAACAGTGGGAATTTTATCTTCTGCCTACATCGGTTCTTGACATCCGATGCAAGGACCAGAAAAGCATTTCCCTCAGTTCTCTTCTGTCTCTTTCTCCTGCAAAAGCTACATACGAGGAATTGAGAGAGGCGGTTGAAAATCTGGACTTAGGCTCTACCCCCCCCCACAAGAACATCTGTTCTGATTTTTGTATCTCATTTTTTATTGCCATAGCCTGATGTGACATTCTGTTGCGTTATGGTGTGGCAGAAAGGAAAACATCATGGAAGAAAAAATACTTATTCAAGGAACTTGCAACCGCATAAAGGGTGCTTTTGTCGAAAACGGATACGGTCTTTTAACAAACCAAAGACTTATATACTCTAAACATAGTCTTGCAAAAATCGCTGCTATGGGTATTCTTGTAAATCTCACTCAGGGAAGTTACGAATTTGACATTCCGCTTTCAGACATTTCATCTGTCCAAGAGAAAAAGCGCCTATTCAACAAGGTGCTTTTGATTACTACTACTTCTGGAGAAGAGTATAGCTTCTACTTCACGAAACTTATGGAGTGGAAAATTCATCTGTCAAACCTACTTCCAGGAAAGGTAGTATAAAACAATTCGTCCGTAGGACTGTCCATCGGATTGTCCTCGGACGGACTATATATTTATATATAGATATATAGGTAATGGTAATGGTACTGGTTACATCGGATTATCCACCGGACAGTCCGTAGGATTATCCGCCGGACAGCCTTAAAATTCTTTATTTTACAGTGTTTCTATTTTTTTGCTGCCAAGTATGATCTTGTGCCATGCAATACGCCGGTTCCATAACCATTGCAACAGCAAGCAAAATATTTTCGTGACAGTCCTACGGACTATCCGCCGGATTATCCGTAGGACGATTTTAGGAGGTTATCATGGCTTTAAAGAAAACAATAGATACCATGCCGACTCTCTGCCGCCGTGTGGCTATTTATATTCGTGTTTCTACTAATCATCAGATAGACCGGGATTCTCTTCCGTTGCAACGGGAAGAGTTGATAAACTATGCTAAATATGCTTTGAATATTGAAGATTATGAAGTGTTTGAAGATGCCGGTTTTTCTGCAAAAAATACAGACCGACCAGATTATCAGCGTATGATGAAGATGATTCGTTCTGGGCTTTTCTCTCATGTGCTTGTCTGGAAGCTGGATCGTATTTCCAGGAACCTTCTTGACTTTGCCGCTATGTATGAAGAGTTGAAGCGTCTTAATGTAACTTTTGTAAGTAAGAACGAGCAGTTTGATACCAGTACCGCAATGGGCGAAGCTATGCTTAAAATCATTCTCGTTTTTGCAGAGCTGGAGCGCAAAATGACCTCTGAGCGTGTAACCGCCACAATGCTATCCAGAGCAGCTTCTGGCAAATGGAACGGCGGACGAATCCCATACGGTTTTTCCTACAACTATGATACCAGGGAATTTTCTATCTGCTCCGAAGAACAAAAAGTCGTATTGCTTATGTGTGACTTCTATGAGTCCAGCCATTCACTTCTGTATGTTTCCAGAAGACTGAACGAACTTGGACACCGTACAAGAGCCGGTAATCTATGGAGTCCTGTTCAGGTACATAAAATCCTTGTGAATCCATTCAGTATCGGAGATTATGTATACAACCAAACATCTCTCAGCACTGGAACTCAGATTCCGAATAAGGAGGAGGATTTCATCGTGTTTGAAAACCATCATCCTGCTTTGTTTCCAAAAGAACGCCAGCAGAAAATTGTCTCTCAACTTTCCAGAAACTCACGCCTTAAATCTGGTAGCAATGTCTCTGTAAAACGGAAAAATATCCATGTGTTTTCCGGTATGATTTTCTGCGAAAACTGCGGTCAGATGCTTACCAGCAGCACCGGTAAGGCGCTGAGTGGTGACGGCTGGCGACCATCTATTTACCTTTGTCCTTCCAAACGAAAGCACATCTCTGAGGGATGCCACGATACAACGGACTCTACTGTTGGAGAATTTACTATCAACTTTATACTGAATATGCTGAACGCTCAACGAAATTTTGCGTTGATCCGCACCCAGGAGGACCTTCAGCGTATGCTTTTGTACGGAAAAGTTTTTGATAATGTGGATCATCTTGGCGAAGAAGGCATCAGAGAAATGTTTACTGTTCTATCTGAGAATTTGCCGGAAAACACAAAATCTGGACTTAAAAAGAAATCAAGGAAACCGGCAGCCAATCCAGAAGTAACAAAGCTGAAAAAAGAACAACAGAAATTGGAGCGAGCTATGGAACGCCTGAAGCGGCTTTATATGTATTCAGAGGATTCTATAAGCGAACAGGAATACATAACTGAACGCAACCGTATCTCTGAAGCATATGAAGACATAGAAATGCGGCTTTCTGAAATAAGCACTTGCGAACGCACCGAAAGATCTATAACAGATCAAGACTTTATCCGTCAAGCTACCGCTTTCATTATTTCAAAGAAACTCTCCGGCAGTTCGTACATAAATTACCGCCGTTTGGCAGCAAATACCGATGTGCAAATTTTGAAGGATTTCTTCAATTCCATCATCGACAGTATCACTATCAATTCAAGCGGGCAGATCGGCAGTATTGTGTTCAAAAACGGTTTACTTCACCGTTTCATTTATTCTTCAGTTGACAAGAGCCAGGAATAATAACTTCCCGGCTCTTTTTCGTATCAACTATTCAGTTTATTTTTGGTG